CTCTCGGTATGATCGCAAAATCGGTTGACCGGCCGGCCGGCGGAAATCCGCAAAAAGCGCCGGATTCTGAGCGCGCCGGCCGGTATCGGCTGCAGCGGGTCGCGTCCAACCTGATGTTTGAACCGGCCAGGGGCGAGGTCGGCAAAAAGCAAGAACGGGTCTGCACCTGCCATCGATGGCGAACGGTCGGCACGGTGCAGGTGCGCGTCGATCATGCCAGGAACAAAGCGGTATTCGGCGGGCTGGAAAGCTGTTCGAACGTCTGGGCCTGCCCGATCTGCAGCGGCATCATCACGGAGGAACGCCGCCACGATCTGCAGCGGGCAATCGAAGCCTGGGCGAAGCAGGGCGGGGCGGTCTACCTGATGACGCTGACGCTGCCGCATGTGAGGGCGGACAATTTGTCCGGTCTGCTGAAGGTGGCAGCGGCCACGTCGCAGCGGCTGAAGCAGTCGAAGGCGTGGCGCTCGGTGATGACGGCGGCCGGCGCCATCGGCACGATTCGCGCCCTGGAATGCACCTGGGGCAGCTGGCATGGCTGGCATCCTCACTTTCACATTCTGATTTTTGCCCAGCCGGACCAGCTGCCGCTGTTCGAACAGCTGCGCGCGGCCTGGGTGTCGGCGCTGCTGAAAACCGGCGCGGCCGGCGCGGACCAGCTGAACGATATCAACGCGCATTCCTTCGATGTGCGCGGCGGTGATTTCGCTGCGGAGTATGTCGCCAAGTTCGGGCATGAACCGTCATTCAAGGCGAAGCTTGATGCCGGCGCTACCTGGGGCGCAGCGCGGGAAATGGTGAAGGGGCAGAGCAAGGTTTCCCATTCCATGCGCGGCTCGACGCCGTTCACGCTGCTGGTGGCGGTGGGAAAAGGTGACCAGCAAGCCGCGCAGCTGTTCCGGGAATTCTACTGGGCCTTTAAAGGTCGCCGGCAGCTGACATGGTCGCCAGGGCTGCGCGCGCGTCTGGGCCTCGATGACGAAGCGGCAGACGATGAAATCCTGGAACAGCAGGCGAACGCGCCGGAGTTCGAAACCGTCGCCACGCTTACCAAAGACGATTGGGCATTGGTGCTGCGCCATCGCGCGCGGTATCAGGTGCTGCTGTGGGCTGAACGTGAAGGCGCGGCGGGGGTGCAGGGCGTTCTGCTCGCGCTGCGGCAGATGGAACAGGAACGCCCACCAGACAAAGGGCCGCCTGATGACGACGAACGAACGTATGAAGAACTTGAAAACTGCGACGGCGCGGCTTCTGGCCAATCCGCTGGCGGTGGGTTTTGTGCCGCATGATGCGCGCGCTGCGCTGGCCGATGCGGTAACGATCATCGATGAGCTGATCCAGCGCATCGAAAAACTGGAAGGGGTGAACGATGGCCGATAAAAAAGTCCTCGGGCAAAGTTCGGCGAAGTGTCCGGCCTGCGGTGCGGTCGGTGAAGCGGAAGCGCGCCAGGGATCGAACGGCCGCGCCTACATCATTTTTGATTGCTGCACGTCGATGTTCCGTACGCTCTCCGGTCGCGGTGATCGCGGCATCCGGTCATCGCTGCCGGCCAGCGCGCCGGCTGCCGTCGATCCGGCACCGGCCGCGCCGGTCGCCGAAAAACCGGCGGAACCGAAACCGGAAAAAAAACCGGAGAAAAAGCGCGGCATGTTCTCTGATGCGCTCGACGTTCTCGGGGGTGGTCGATGAACGAAGCGGAACAGGCGCAGCCAGGCGAGGGCGAAACCGCCGGCAATCCCGATCTGGACCAGCTGGCGGCCGAAGCGGCGCGCGTAGACAACGGCGGCGAAGACCCGCCACCAGCCGGCGGCGCGCAGCCGCCTGGTGATGACCGGGCCGGGGCCGGCGAGCATTCGATTTCGACCGCTCGCTTGGTCGCTGGTGTGCTGCTCGGGTCTGGAAACTTGATGGCGATGCGATACCCGGCGGTGAAGCGTGTTTACACGGAGCATCGCTGCGCGATGGTCGGTGAGGCCGTCGCGCCGGTGCTTGACCGCTGGGGTATCAACGCGACCAATAGCGTGGCGATGCAATACCTGGTCGCCATCGGTGCCCTGGCCATGCTGGGATTCGATACCGTCGAGGTGCTGCGGCACTCTACGCATCAAGGCCACCAGCCGCCGCCTGGCGCGCCGACACCAAAGCCGGTGCCGTGAAAGGTTCAGACAACCAGGCCGCGTTCGTCGCGGTGATCGGCTCGACCGGTTCGGGTAAATCTCACTTCGTCAAACAGGTGCTGGCCACGAAACCGCCGCGCCTGATGGTGTGGGATGCGATGCGCGAATATGGCCACGTCGGCAAGGTCATCAAGGGCCGCACGGCTGACCTGGTGGCGGAGCTGCGCAAGGTCGGGCGCGGTCGCTTCGCCCTGGTCTACCAGCCGGACAAGTCCACGGAGCTGCGGATGCGTGAACAGTTCGCCGTGTTCTGCCGCGCGGCGCTGGCGGTGCGCGATGTGATGCTGGTCATCGAGGAATTGGCCTTAGTGACAAAGGCCGGATACTCGCCGCCTGGCTGGCTTGAAGTGGTCACCGGTGGACGTCATTACGGGCTGATGGTGGTCGGCACGTCGCAGCGGCCGGCGTTGCTCGATAAGACGTTTTTTTCAAACTGCACCATGATCCGCGTCGGCAAACTGTCGAGTGCTGGCGATAAAAAAGCGGTGGCCGATGCCATCGACGTGAACATTAATCTGCTGCGGCAGCTGCGGCCGCGTCAGTGGCTGGTCAAGAACCTTGTTACAGGTGATCTGACGGCCGAAGGCGTTTCGCTCAAAGACCTGACGCGGGCAATTTCCTGAGGTTATAAGGCGTTTGCGTCCCTTGCTCCGGGGAGCGCACCATGCGGCCGTCGCACTAGGTGCGCCCTTTTTATAACCGGAGATTTTCATTCATGGACGTGAAAAAACTCGCTGTGGCCTACGCCACCTTCGTCGGCTTCATGGTGCTGACCAACCTGGTCGTGCGCCCGATGCTGAAAAAAACCCAGGTTCCGCTGCTGTCCGAATCGCTGTAATCGTCGGCGAATCCAAAGGGAAAAAACATGGATATCGTTGTCAATCCGCTGGCCGGCGTCGCCGCGAACAGCAAAGCCAGCGGCAAATGGAACAACCTGCTCGGCTACACCATAGACCGCGTGATTTACACCTTGGGTGGCACGTTCACCAAGGCGCAAATTACCAACGTGAAGGTGCAGGCGAACGGCAAGACCATTGTCGAAGACACCGGCTCCCGCATCGACACTCGTATGCAGCACCGTGGCATCACTGCCGCCGCTGCTTACCTGGTGCTCGACTTTGCGGAAATCCGCGCCCGAACGATTCAGGGTCAAAAGGTCGGCTGCCTGGATACCGTCAGCAGCGGCATTCGTGATCTGAATGTCGAGATTGATATCGGCGGCGCGACTTCGCCGACGCTGTCGGCTATCGCCCAGGTGTCGGCTGCGCCGCAGAATGATCCTAGCTACAGCGGCCTGATCGCCAAGGTGCTTAGCTACACGCAGAACTTCGGCGCCGCTGGCGAATTCCCCGTGGACATTCCGTTCGGCAAACAGGCTGGGTCGTTCATCAAGCGCGCGCACTTTTTTGGCTCGACGGTCACTGCCGCGCGCGTGAAGAAAAACGGCATCGAGGTCTGGAACCGCAATGATGCGCTGAATGACTTCGTGCTCGGCGAGTATCAGCGCACCCCGCAAGCCAACTGCGTATGCATCGACTTCATCGAGGACGGCAATCTCAGCAATGTCCACAATGCCGCAAACGCCAACACTCATGAGTGGTATGTCACTGTAAGCGGTGCTGGCAATGTGACGGTGGTGATGGAGCTGCTGGATCCGCTCGTTAACAACTAGGGGGCTGTGATGCAGCACTACGGAAACCCGGTGACGGTCACGCCGCCGCCCGGCCTGGTCGCCGGTGAAGAGTGGTGGCAGCAGCTGGTGTCTTATGGCTTCGGTCGATACGTCGATTCGGAAACCCTGCAGGCCTATCAGGTGAATGACGTGGCTCGCCAGTTGGGCATGGGTGCCAACGGTGGCCTTTACACCAGGGGACAGCCTGGCGCGATGATTGGCGGTATCTCGCCGCTGTTGCTGGTCGCCGGGGTGCTGGTTGTCGGCGGTGTCGCCTACCTTGCCCTGAAGTGAACGGCTCGCCATGTCTGATTGGGCTGATGGCGTGGCGGGCACGGATGGGCCTGGTCGTATCGTAGGGGCCGCTGCCGCCGGCAATCCGGCTTTGGCCTGGTTCTCTGCCGCGTCGCCGATCTTGTCGAAGGCGCTGGCCCCAAGTTCTGCGGGGCCGTCTCGCGTCGATTCGGCAAACACAATCACGTTTGACAATTCCGGCTTCGTCGTTGACTTTGGGCCGGGCAATGCGACGTCGTCAAAAACCGCCGGCGTGCCTTCGTGGCTGCTGGCTACCGGTGTCGTTGCTCTCACTCTCGCGGGGATCGTGTGGATCAAGAAAAAAGCCTGACGCTGCGCCCCTCTGCCTGGCTGCCGTCGCACGCTGAGCGGCTGGCGCGCGCCCTGGTCGCCGATCCGATGATGACCGCTGAAAGCCTGCGCTGTGACGTTGCGTCTGGACGGTCCGTGCTGTTCGACGTGATCGACCATGATGGCGAAGTGCTGGGCTGTGTAGTGTTGCGCGTCGAGGTGCGCGAGCTGGGCGCTGAAGGGGTGATCGACGCGGCTGCGGGCCGGTTGCCGTTCGCTCGAAGCCGCTTTCCTGCGTTGATCGCCGCGCTTGAGCGCCAGTTTAGAGGTGTGTCTTCGTTTCGAGTCATGTCGGCGCGCCGGTCTGTTGTCCAGGCGTTCGCGCGCCTGGGCTACTCGCCGCGCGGTGTGGTCCTCGGCAAGGTGGCTGCGTGATGATGGAGCCCATCGGCTGCGGCTGGGGTGTTCAGCCAGGATCGAAGCGGGCGCCGTGTAACGGCGGCGGCGGCGGGTCTAGTTCTTCCAATGAGACCACGACTCAGAATATCGACAAGCGCCTGGTCGTTGACCAGGGCATCGGCATTAGTTCGGACAGTTCGACGGTCAACGTCACCGCGCTGGACAACGGCGCGATTACTCAGTCCTTCGAGTTCGCGCGCGCCGGCATTGATCTGCTGAAGGCCGGCGATGCCCTGCAGGGCCAGAGCGCGCAGCAGCTGCTCGGCCTGGTTGATCGTGTGTTCGACAAGTCCTTCCAGGTGCTCGACAAAAATGCCGATATCGTAAAGGCGTCGGGCGCCATCGTCGCCACGGCATACGACAACGCAAAGGGTGAGGGCGATGCAAAGCGCCTGGTGGCCTATGGCGTGATCGCTGCGGTTGCCATCGTGGCCGTGAAGTCTTTTAGGGGTTGACCGATGCGAATCAATGAGCCGTTCACCGCTGGGCAGGTTAAAGCTTACTACGCGCGGGGAGATTTTTTTAGACTGGAGTCGGCGTCCCTGGTTAACGTTGATTTTTATCGCGGCGGCAAATTGCTCGCTGAAAATCTGCGCTCGGCTTCGAGTGGTTACTACGCCAACCCTGAAGGCGGGTTCGATGAGGTGCGCGTCACTGCGCCGGGTGCTCAGACCGTCGTTCTCGATGTCTATCAGGGGCGAGTGGGCGCTGATCGTGTGACTGGTGCGGTGGCGCTTACTAATGGCCCGACTGGCGCGCATACGCCGGCGGCGAAGGCCATCACGAATACAAGCGCGCAGATTCTGGCTGCAAATGCCGGTAGGAAATACGTTCTGATCCAGAATTCGCACGCGTCGCTTTCGCTGTGGGTGCGGTGTGACGGCGCCGCTGCGACCGCTGATGCGGCCTGCCTGGAGATTCCGGCCGGTGGAGTTTGGGAGCCGGGTTTTATTCCAACCGGGGAAATCAGTGGCATCCGATCCAGCGCGTCGGCTGGTAATAACGTGCATGTGATCGAGGGCTGATGTTTTTTGCTCCGGCATCTGAGCGCGTCGGCTCCATCAAGGCATGGGGCGGTGCTGCTGTCCCGCCTGGCTGGCTCGACTGCAACGGCGCTGCGGTGTCGCGCACCGTGTATGCCGCTCTTTTTGCCGAAGTCGGCACCGCTTACGGCGCGGGGGACGGCTCGACCACGTTCAACTTGCCCGACTGTCGCGGGCGCGCGCTGCTCGGCGCTGGCTCTGGATCGGGGCTGACGGCGCGCAGCCGTGGCGGCACGGGTGGCGCTGAAACCCATCCGCTGACCGACGGTGAAAACGGCGTGCACACTCACCCGCCAGGAAGCGCGTCTTTGTTCATCGTAGATAGCGGCGCAACCTATGGTCCAGTGGGTGCTGCTGGCAAAGGTGGTTCCGCTACAACCGGCAACGGTGGCAGCGGCACCGCGCATAACAACATGCAGCCGTTCGCGGTTGCCTTTTACATCATCAAGGCCGAACGATGAACCGCGTCCAGCTATCCCATGATGGCTTGGTCATTGTCGAGGGCGCTGCCGGCGTCTACATCGACACGCCGCAGAATTTCGCGCTCGATGCCGGCCAGGCTGCGCCTGGTGCTGCCGGCCTGGTGTATGCGCCTGGTCTAATGAATTGTGTCATCGACGCGGCGGGCAATCAGCGCGCGAGCGGCCTGAATGCGGCGGCGCTGGCCGCGCTCGATGGTGTGATCGGCAACGTCGGCCAGCTGCTCGCTGCGCGCGCGTCGCGTGTGGCTGCTGCTGATACGGCGGCTGCAGCTGCGCGCCTGGCTGCAATGACCGTTGATCAACTGCGCGCGCTTAAATACGCTGAACGCGGCGCGACCGTCGATGCCCTGGTGGTGGCGCTGTGGGAATACGCGATTGAAGGGCGGTCTAATGCGGCTGATGCCCTGCAGGCGGTGCGCGTCTCTGTCAAGTCGGAACTGCCGAAGTGAGCGCGCGCGCTGCAGCGGCCGCTGTGGTGATCGTCGGCGCTGGCGTCGGGCTTTACTTCGCGCTGCGGTCGCGCGCGGAGCAGGGCGGGGTGCCTGCCGATCATCCGGCCTACCAGTTCGACTGGACGCGCGGTGCTGATGGTGGCGGTGCCTGGGCATCGCCGGATGAATACGAAGTGGGTGCGCTCGATGCCGTGGGGGATGCGCTGCTGCCGGTGGTGTATCGCGCTGAAAACTTTTTTTCCGGTGTGTGGGGGGGTCGCATGGTGCTGTCTCTTGCTGGTCTGGCTCACCTGAAGCAGTGGGAAGGGCTGAAGCTCAACCCTTACAAGGATTCCGCCGGGCTGTGGACCATTGGTTATGGCCATCTGCTGAAGCCTGGCGAGTGGTGGGATAGCATCACTGAGGCGCAGGCTTCTTCCCTTCTCGCGCAGGATGTCGGCATCGCCGAAGATGCTGTCAATAGCCTGGTCAAGGTGCCATTGACACAGCCGCAATTCGATGCGCTGGTGTCGTTCGTTTATAACGTCGGGGTGGGCGCGTTCCGCCGCTCGACGCTGCTGCGGCTGTTGAATGCCGGCGACTATGCCGGCGCTGCTGCTCAGCTGCCGCTGTGGCGCCGAGCGGGCGGCCAGGTGGTGCAAGGCCTGGTCAATCGGCGCGCGTCTGAAGTCGCGCTGTTCAGTTCAACCGGCGGGGGGTATGCATGAAGCTCGATGATGTGGTGATTATGGTCGGCGCTGGTGCGCTGGCTTACTTCCTGGTCAAGTGGTCGCGGCGATCGGAATCGACGCTGCAGGGTTATTTTCGGTATGCCAACAGCGCGCCGCCTGGCTTTGTTTACGATCCGGTGCTCGATGGCTGGGCGCGCACCCGGCAAGACGGCGTCAAGGAAGTCTATGTCTGAGTGCGCCGTCAAGATGCCGCTGCTGACTTGCTCGCAATCGCGCGCGGTGCTGGTCGGCCTCGGTCTCGGCCTGGTGCTTGTGATCGCGCTGCCTATCCTGGCGCGAAACGCGCGCGGCATCGGCTCGGCTGCCGGCGGTGCCGCAGTGGATTTTGCCGGGGGCTTCGTTTCCGAGTCGGTGCAGACTGCTGGCGAGATTGTCGGCATTCCGCGCACCAACCAGACTCAATGCCAGGCTGACCTTGCCGCCGGTCGCACCTGGGATGCTTCGTTTTCCTGTTCGGCGGCTGACTTCCTGAAAGGACTTTTTCGATGAAGACTGCAATTTCCCGTTTTGGTGAACCCTCGACTTGGGCTGCCCTGGGCGCGCTCGGCGGCATCTTCGGTGTGCCGGGCCTGGCTGCGGTCGGCGTGCCCGAAGTCGCCACCGTCGCCGCGTCCGTCGCGTCGCTGCTGCTAGGCATCGTGCTCAAGGAAAAAGGCTCGAACTGATGTTCACGCTGACCGAAGCAATCGCCCCGGCGGGGATCACGGCGCTAGTCAATGGCGCCGTGACATGGGGCGTTGTCTCGACGAAGCTGGATTGGCTGCGCGCCGACATTGACCGCGCGCATCGCCGGCTCGATGAAATCGGCGCGCCGGCCTCGCTGTCAACGCGGCGCGAGGAACGCTAGGCCGATCCTCGCTTCCGTCACAAGCTGCGCGCGGTAAAAAGCCGCGCGTTTTTTTTGGGCGTCGAGTTCGTCATGCGCTTGGCGCATGTCCCGCTGCAGCTGCCGGCGTTCAACGTCGAACGCGGCGCGCTGGCCGTGCAGGTTCGGCAATTCCTCGATTTCCCAGCGGGTGAAGGCTCGCCGCCAGCGCGGCGACTGCAGCCGGCCGTCCCTGGTGATGGTCCAGCCGTCCCAATCGGGTCCGGCCAGGCTGGCCAGGTCGCCGACTGTGTACAGCGCAACCAGGCGGGCGGCAGCGGTCGGGATCTGCGCCCGGCCGCTTTTCCAGCGGCGGGCGGTGGTTTCGTTCACGGCGGTGATGCTGATCAACTCGGCGACGCTGACGGCCGCGAGTACTTCCCCTGAATCCATGACTCCCCCTGTTTTTGGGTTTAAACGCGCTAGGACGCGTTGGGAGTCAAAACCGGGGGGGGGGTTCACGGGGTCGGCGCGGCGCGACGCCAGGGCTACCAGCGCCAGCCACAGGGCCAGAATTACCGCCATTCCGCGCATAATGTGTTATTCTCCCGCCCCATGATCTAGGGGCATAGCCGGTTCGCCGCCTCAATCCCTTGGGTCTGACGTTCGGCCTGGGGCGCTTGCTCCCTCTTGCTACCCGGTCACCGGGCGTCCCTTACAACGTGCAAGAGGGGAAATGCCATGCTGAGGAATCGAGAAAGCATCGCGGGGGCGGTCGCCCGTGAAATCGACCGTATCGACCGGACCGGCGACGCCATCGGTGAGGGAACGGCTTACAAAGCCGCTTTTGATCGGATGGGTTCTAGTTTTTATAAGCACTCTGCGGCCAGGGCGGCCGATTCCTTTTTGTTTTTGCGTAGCCGCGATATGCGCCAGGCGGCCGCCCGTAATGAAGCGCGCAAGGGGGGGGTATGAGCGCACCCACTAAGTCGAGAGAGAATATTCCGCGCGTCTACGATGCGCGGTTCGACCGCGTCAACGGTTGCCCCGTGATGCCTGATGAAATCTCGCCGATTCAGCGCGTGGCGGTCGATGCCATCGACGCGCAGCTGCAGCTGTATCTGGATCACATGGCCAACGCCATAAAGGCGCTCAAGGAAGTTATTGAGATCGAGAACACCTACGAACTTCCGCGCCGTGTCACCGGTTGCTTTGCGGATGAGATTGCCACGTTCACCGAACATAACTACAAGGTGCGCGCCGCGTTTCGCGATGAATTTAAATTCATCCTGCAGCCGTTTCTCTACAAGGTAAAAAAAGCTGAGGATGTCGCGCGTTTGGTGTGCGAAGAAATGGTCTCATGAGTTCCTGCCGTCGCTGTGCTGCTGTTCGTCTCGTAGTGGCCGCTGCCATCGTGGCAGCGGTCTTTTTTTTGAGGAGTGAACGATGACCAAGGCGAAGAAAAAAACTGCAACGAAGAAATCCGCTGCGAAGAAACCCGCTGCATCTGTAGGCGGCTTTGTTGTCGGCTCGCGTGTGCGTGTGAAGGCTGGCGAGTGGGGCAACAGTCGCGGCACTGTCAGCGGTGCCGATGGTGTCGGCGGCGTCCTGGTGCAGCTGGATAACACGCCGCGCAGCGGTCCGACTGCGTTTGACTGCAGCGAGCTGCAGGCGCTGTGACGCCCGCTGAGTTCTCGCGCGCGTTCGAGCAGGCGATGCTGATGCCGTGGCGCTACAGGCTCGGCCTGGCGTTGGTGCTGCTCGGGCGTGCCGCCTGGTGGCCGGTGTTCGTGCGGCGCGTCCTGCGGCTTCCTGGTGGGCCTGTGGTGGCTCCGAACAGGGCGGCGCGGCGGGATGCGGCGAGGGCCGCGCGGTGAGTCGAAAGCAACGCCGCCTGCAGGCGCTGGCCGCGCGTCCGGTGCTCCGGTGGCGGTGGCCGGTTGACGATGCGCGGTGGTGTTTCGCTGCCTGGGCCAGAATGTCTAAAGTCATCGAAAAATCAACGGGTTATGAAGTGCCGGCGCGCTCGTGCGCCGGCCTCTCGGTATGATCGCAAAATCGGTTGACCGGCCGGCCGGCGGAAATCCGCAAAAAGCGCCGGATTCTGAGCGCGCCGGCCGGTATCGGCTGCA